CCAACGATTCCGGGAATACCATCATCACCATTAATACCATCAACACCGGGTAATCCAATTAATCCTTGAGGACCGATAGGACCAGGAATTCCACCTCCACTAATTATTGTACTAACAGAAGAATTAGTTGAATTTAATTCTTCAATTAATTGACTAATAACTTGATATAAAGCATTATTAGATTGCTGTATTCCAGATATTAATAATGTTGATTTAAGTCTAGTTATATCTGCCATTATTCTGGTAATGATTTTGCAACTGACTTAATGAATATTATTATTCTAGAAATTTGAAATGTTTCATTAATATTAACAGTTTCAATTTGTAATTTAGCTCTCTGTTGTGTAAAATTAGATAGTCTATTTGGTTCTATATTAGTTGTGGAAGACAAAGTTATAGGAGTTAGAATATTATTTTTAGTTTCATCCAAACTATATAAAGTCATCAATAGACTTGCAGAGCCGGTAACACGTAAGCGAACGGCCCCGAAATGATTTATTAATTCCTCAGAACCTTTAGTTTTACGACTCATGGTAAAAATCCAGTTTTAATAAAGGGATTTGGAATTTTTACATCATTAGTTGTATGATTAGTCTTATCACTATAAATAGTATCATTAGTTTTTCCTGGAATTAATTGATATAAGCCAGATGGGTCTGCAATATAAATTGTTAAATTTCCCAAAACAACTTCACCAGAAAATTGAGTTCCATCTCCTATTACAGAAACAAGAACTGAACCTGCCGGATCATTAATAGGTAATGAACTACTAAATGTATTAAATGAAGTTGGGAGCAGAAATTCAATCTCGAATATAGTCCAAATAATAAAATCAGCACTGGAGATTGTAGTTTGAATATATACTGGATTATCACTTGTAGATGTAGGATCTCTATAGGTTAAATTCACCTTATTAATATGAGTTAAATCTACATCTCCAGTAGAAGAAATTATAATTTTATCCTCAACTTTAACAGAACTACTAGAACCCCCATTTAATATCCAAGAATATGAAATAATATTATATACTCCGCTGACATGAAATCCACTAAATGTTATGAGACCGGCACCTGAATTCAACGAACCATTAAATTGCCAATGACCACCAAATAAAGTAAAAGCTGTTATTCCAGTGAGACTAATACTAACATTGATTGGAAAGATTGCAAGACCATCATTATTAGGATTATTATATATAGTACTACCACCATATAAAAAATTAAATTCTGGATAGAGAATCCCAGGCCCAGCCTGTGTTAATCCAGAAGCTAATATACTTAAGGAAGTAACATGAAATCCAATTGGTAAATTATTAATATGAGTAAGAACACCATCTAATTTAATATATATAGGAATGCAATCTAATGAACATGATGAGAGAGATGTACTATCATAGAAATTTCCTACACTAGTACCATCTAATACATCTAAAATAGATGTAGCTCCACCATTTAGAGTCCAGGGACCGGAAGATAATACATTATTTGGAAGAATTAATATAGTACCCATTAACTTGCTCCTAAAATAATATCACTAATATTCGCAATAGCAATAGTATTAATATTCACTTGAAATGAGTTTGGAGTCCAGCGAATCTTTTTTTGATCAAATCCATTAATATAATTACCGCTTAATAATCTACCGTCTGGTAGTACAATATATAATATTTTTTGAGTTGGGGCATTTATAATTTGAATATATCTAAAATTATTTCTATCTAAAGATTGCCAAAAAGCTTCAATTTTCCAAGAAATTTCTGGAGTGATATATCTTCCATTAAATACACTAATCCCTTGATAAGTACAAACAATCAAGAAATCAATATTACTACTTCCTGAATCTAATACTGTAGCAATTCCGTGAACACAAGTTCCTAAAGCATTATCAATTACAACTAATGGCCAAGATGATGGAACATCTCCATTATCAACATAGGAGACTGTTCTAGATCTCTTAAAAACGTATAGTATATCTCTCATTTCTTGAGCATTAGTAATAGGATTACCATCTAAAGGAACAACTATTAGTCCGTCAATTTGATTAATAGCTTCAGGCTCCCCAACCTGACTTACTAGGATTAATGAAATATCAGTATTAGTTGCTGCTACTAATAATCTATTATGATACAAGCTAAGTATAGCTCCAGCTGGAATTGATGTATAATTATCCAATAGAGCTGAAGCATCTGCTAACAAGTCGGCATCATAAAATGATATATTATTTAAAAATGTATCCAAATTATTATTAATAACTGCATTTGGTACAAAAAAGAACTGATAACCAGATAAGTCCCCATTAAATGTTGGTAAAACTCTAGTAGCAACAAGAAGTCTTTTAACTACATTAGAATCACTTGATGTAGGAATATTACCAAAAGAAACTGATGATGCCGCTGTTGTTACAAAACTTGTCAAAATCGAGGGAGGAGCATTATAACCAGATGATGTTTGAGATACAATACCAAAAATATGTTGTCCAGGATCAGTATGACCGGCGGCTCCATTAGCAACAGTCATAGAACCAGATAAAGAATCACCGGCGGCTTTTCTAGCTTGAGTTCCATTACCGGCATAAATATATACAAATTCTTCAAATAATCCCTTCTCCTGATTTAATGTAGTTCCATCTAGTGCTGTTATTGTATAAGATGTGAATGGAGAAATATAAGCTCTTCCAGCATATGGAATAAATGCAAAATCTGTCATACCAATAATTGATAATATTGGACCATAAACTAAAGTTGGACTTATAACATGATATATACTTCCAACATCATTAATAGTAACATCAGAATTTTCAATAGAAATTACATTTGGAATAAAATCTGGTTCTATTTGTTCATTAATATTACCAACAGGCCCAGTCATATCTATTTGGCCCATAAAACTAATATTTCCATCACTGCTCATATCTTCATTAAATTCATCTTCTAATTCATAAGGATATGGAGATAAAGGAGAAACAGTAAAATTAGGAGTAGCTCTAGGATTACCAGTCGTGAGAACAATAAGAGTATTACCAGTCTGTGTAGGATAATTATATATTCTTTTAACTCGTGATATAGAAGTAGCTACAGTTTGAGATATTCCAATACCATCACGAGTTCCAAATGAACTATCTCCAATAAATTTAATATTATTACAATCAGAGAAGTGATCTAATGGAGTGTTATCTATATCTCCGCGTTGCCATAAACCATTGAATTGATCTATTGTTATTCCCTGATGATCTCTTACAGCCATATTAATACCTAGTAAGACACTCCTCTATTTTTAGAGGAGTGTCTAAATGGTCGTCTTCGAGTAACAATACTTTGCATACCTTTAATAGGAATACCAAGTGCTCGCGTTAATGCTGTTCCTGTTAAACTATCAAGAGCAATAGCCCTAGACTCATTTTCAGCAATGAACATTGCACAGAGAGCGGCTGTTTTATATTCTAAATATGTTTTAATATTAATAAATGGGAGGTTAACATCAATATCTTTAATTAATATTGGTGTATTAAATATACTACCTACATAATCAATCTTTAAATCATTGTCCTGATTAGCAGCTATTAACTTTATTCTACCTTCTTCTAAATTCCATATTAAAAATTGAGATATTGTAGTATTATCTTGTAAGTAATGTGGAATAAACTCTTTTTTTATAACCTCAGACCACTGATTCAATCCAACAGGAGATTCCCATAATTGTTGTATTTCAATCAGATTTGAAGGCAGAGCTGGAGTTGTATCAAATCCAATTCTATTAATTCCAGCTTTTATAGTGATAGCGGCACTAGTTTCATTTGTAACTGGAATATTATTATATTCGTATAATTCTTGTAATTCATCAAGACTTAAATTAAGAAATGGTAAACAAACAGCATTAGTATATAATGATTGACTTGAATCATTCATAAGACCAGCTACTGTAGTTATTATTTCGCTTGGCTTAGGCATCTTCTTTTTCTTCTTTATATTCTCTTGTATTTTTAGGAGGAATCGTATATCGTTTATAGAATGTAGTTAAATCTTTCAAAACCCATTGAACCTCTATAATTTCATCTTCATAAACTCTAATTACTTTAACAACTTTGTTTTTAGACATTTCAAGACCAAATCAATCGAACTCCAACAATAGCAGCCGCAGCATTGATTACTAAACTAATAAATGTAGTATCTAATGCTAAGCTCGTAGGATCAGTTAAGTGAAGAGGAACTCCAGTATCTCCAGTAATTCCTTTAAGAGTCATAAGAGATGTATTCCTAGCTGGTGGAATAATCATTAATCCTGTAACTACTAAACCAGTTATAACTGGAGCCGTTATCGTATTAGAGCCGAGTAGTAAAGAAATAATATCAGTTTTAGCCGGTGATACAATGTTAGATAGAGCAGATTGAATTATATTTTCGGTAATATCACCCGAGAATTGAATTTGAATATTTCTATTAGATGTGACCGACATTATTTTTCATCTTAAACTGCGAACTTGATTTCTTTAGCTAATTTATGTTCAGGTTCAATAGCCTTGCAGGTTGGGCAGATTGGATACTCAGCATTTCTCATTCCACCACAGAAACGGCAACGAACTAGTTCAGTAATCTGAAAGTCCTTTAACCATAATTTATCATTAAGATTTAATGATCTCGCCGCAAGGCGCATTTCGTCGCTAATTACAAGAGGATTCCCATTAGAACGTGCCCAGAGACTATCTGCGAGCTTAACAAGGATTTTATACCAATTATTTTGTTTTTCGTTAGTTTCATTTAACTTAGTCTTATATTTCATTGTGATTTCCATAGATGTATGTTCACCAAGTACAAAGAATAATCCAGGCATAGAATCTGCCATATTACAAGCTAACATGCCATTACAATAATCTTTAACGATGGAATCGGCTACTTGAATACTACTAACTGGAATTTCCAACATAGGTTGATCAATATCAATATCTTTCCACCATGAAGAACTTCCTACAATGAGAGTTGAAGGCTTTTCAAGAGAACCGGATGGAATATGAAACTTACCCGGTTCGATTGTGAATTTAATTTCATCAATCTCCTTAGGAAAAATACTTACAATAGTACAACGATCCATAGGATTCTTTTGTGCTCTAATAAGTCTTCTATTACTGATAGAGTGAATTGCATTATCCGAAAGAACTCCAGGTAGAGAGGCTCCAACTTCAGCAGGCATTTTTTGTCCTTTTTCACTTCTCAGTGAAGTTTACGATCAAATGAATCTCTACCACTATCTTGAGCCATAGAAACACCAGTCCCATAAGCAAGATGATCACCTACGATAGTTTCATTACCAAATAATTGATCTTCAACCTTTTTTAATTCTGCTGCTTTTTCTTCTGCAGAAATATTCTTATCTTTATACTTAGTAAATGTATCCTTACGACCAATAGCTGCATACATAGACTCAATCACATGCTTACATCCATCAAAGAATGGAGGCAGATAATTTCCATGTTTATCTTGGAAGACCCAAGCTGGCTCGTATGAAACTTTTGTTGTTAAATCAGTTTCTCCAACTACTGGAACTAATCGTTCAAGAATATATTTTTCTCTAACCCACTGCTTATATTTTGGTAATAGACGAACTTCTGGGTGGATTAATTCAAATCCTTCATCTGTAAAATCTGTAAGACGTTTCTCGTATTGATCATCACTAAAAACCACTCTAAATCTAGGTTCATTATTAGATTCTTTTCCAAACTCGTCCAATAATCTTTTATTGATGAATTCAATTTCTTCTCTGAGTTCCATCTCAAATTCCTCTTAAAGAGGTGCTCTCACAACATCGTCGCTCGATTGCGACTGATATTAGTGTCCCAGCACAACGTGAGAGCACCTCAACCCAATCTTTAATTTCTAAACGAACAGGTCATACCATTACCAGTAGCAGCAGACGCAGCAGCAGACTGATTATTAGCTTGCATTGCTATAGCAATAGAACTTGAATCAGTTTGACCTAATGCTGTACTCTGTACGATACTAGGTGCAACTCCAGTAGCTAGAAGAAATGATGCTGAACCACTCTGAGTATTAGAACCAGTTCTTACTATATCAAGATATGCAATAAATGGAACAGCACTACCTGTTGTAGTTGCCGGAGCTAATAATGCAGCACTAGAACCAATAAAAAATTGAAATCCTTTAGTATTAGCATTAGTAGCAGTAACTCCCCATGCAGCACAATGTAATGCTCGACCATTAGTATTAAATGCTGATGCTGGAATAGTAACAGTATTTGTTGAGAAAAATGTAGTTTGAGTAGAAGCAGTAACGTTTCCTGTAGTTGGATCAGTTAAATTCTGTACGTAGTTAGCGGCTGTAGAACTACCACCTAAATTACCAGTAGGACCATTAATAACTGGAGTAGTAATAGTAGCTCCGTTACCAATAGTTCCAGTACCTGTCATAGTATAAGCATTAATAGTTGGTGCTGTAAAAGTTTTATTTGTAAGTGTTTGTGCTAAGGCTAAATATGCAACGCTATCAGCTCCAGTAGGATCAGGTAATGTTAATGTTTGACTAGCTCCGGCTGGTGCAATAGAACTAATAACAAGAGTATGCGCTGCGGCTCCCATAGTTAGCTGATTAGTAGTTTGATTTAATGTTAGAGCTAAAATATTCTGAGCCATGCTAGTAGGTAATGTCTGTGCTATTAATACAGCAGAACCTAATGCGAAGGCTAACACGTAAATTGCTTTTCTCATTCTCATTTCACCTTTACGAGAAGCCAACGCCATTAGCTGAAATAACCTTCCAGCGAGCATTGTAAGATAAAACCGTTAATGAAGAACCTTTATTAGCATTAAATGTAGCAGTTAGAGCGGCAGAGCCACCGCTATCTAATTTACTACCTGTAAATGTAATAGTATGAGCAAAAGCTGTATCTGAAGTAACAGTAATTAATACACCATCCCCACCTGGACTAGCAGCAGGAGCCGCTAACGTATCAGCAAGAATGCTACCTTTTGTAATAACAAAATCACCTGGAGCCACTGGAATAGCTCCATTAACTGATAATGCTGTTAATGGAATTAAAGATGTTCCAGTAGTAAATAATGTCCACGTTGGACTAGCTAAGGTTCCAGTATTAATATACAAATTAGGAGTAGCAAAATCAATTAAAAGAGTACCAAGTCCAGCCTGACCATTATACGTTCCACTTGCTCCACTAGTAGGTGCTCCATTATTAGTTAATAAAGGACATCCATTATTAACTAAAGCTCTAATCATCGCAAATATATTAATTGGAGTCCAAGAACCAACACCGGGATCAGCGGTTGCCATGTTTTCTCCTTGTTGAATCTCTAAATGAATGTCCTGTCATACAGAATCATATGACAGGACATTCTAATTGTTTACGTTAATGTTCCAGGAACGAGCCAATACAAAGCAGTAACTGGATCATATACACAGAAAACCATTAAATTCTGAATTGGGGTAACAGCATTTTTGATATTCCCGGTAGTAACTGTAGCCCCAGGAGAACCATTAGTGAAAATAAGAACTAACATATGACATCCAGTTATAGGAGGATTAATAGTTGCTACTTGTGCAGTTCCAGTAAGAAATGTTAAAAATGTAGTTGGCGTAATTGTAGCCGCAGATGCGATAGTTGGTGGATTAGGCTGTAAATTACTCTGTACTGTAGAAAGTTGCTGAAAGAGTAAATCACTCATTCTATCTCCTAATATCCACTCGGGATAGCTAATGCGTCAATGTAAGCGGTAGCTGCCGGATTTAAAACAAATGTCTGGAAACCAACTACCATGTAAAAGATATCCGCAGCAGCAACTCCGCCACTAGCTCCACGGAGTTCAAAGATTCTACGGCCATCAGATGTGTAAAATCCGATAGGAAGAATCTCTGCACGTCCCCAGATAGAGCTAACAACAAAGTCGATACGCTTCTTAGACCAATTAAAATGCTGTTTAATGGGAGCACCGGCTAATTGCATATTATCACCGAAATAAAGATTTAATGCTTCATCTTTAGCCGCTTTATGAATAATAGAAATTAATTGTCCAATCTCTTCATAAGCCTGAGCCTGACACGGATGTGTCCAAGCATGAGGATCAAAATTATTATCAATACCAACTCGATTACCAATCTTATTAATAGCTAATCTTGGTAATGGTAATGTTAAAGCCGAATTTCCACCATTAACTCGATTTGATCGAATTTCTGGTGTAGAAGCACGGTCATAACCTAACCATGTACCAGTAGAAGCATTACTATGATGATATGGAACACCATATAAACCAGGTAATGCAGTAGGATTAGATAATCCATCAACAACTAAAACATCTGTAGCAGTAGAACCTGTAATAGCTGGAGTAACATCAATAGTCTTATTTTCTACGTCCCATTTAGTAATAACTCCCTTACCTCTAAATGTAGCTAATGTAGCATCATAAACTTGAACAACTTGATCATATCGAACAAGACGAGCACCAAATTCACTATCTAATACATATGTATCAACACCGCCCGATGTAGTAACAGTAGAAATAGTACCTACTTGACCAGTACCTGAACCTTGTAATTGTGCATCTAATTGACGCTTAATTTCAACAGTAGCTCCCGCCGTGAGACGGCGCACTGCATTAATTACTGATTTTCTACGATCGTCAGTAGACCATTGAGTTAATTTCGTATATTCAATATTTTCTGATAGGAAAACTGGTCTAAGAACGGCCTTATCCCAAGTAGGACCGCCGCCTCGTCCCATATCTCCACCATCAGGATTAAAATATTGAAAGCGACCACCAGGACGTAATTCCATAGGTGCTCGCATTTCACGATAGCTAACTACTTCTACATCACGCTTCTTAATATTACCAAAGAATGTGTCTTCACTCTCGAAGACAGTAGTTACCTTCGGTAAGACGCGCTCTAACTCAGTTCCGGCAACTACTGATTCTACAACGGCTCCAGGCATAATTTAGACCTTTCAATCTCTCATGAAAAAATCGGTTACTGATTCTCCCTTTCTGATATCGTTTTTACCTTTTGGTTGGCTAGGTCTGCCAGGAGTAATTGTTCTCGGCTGTCGCCGGGAGTTCTCTTCTTCTTGCTCATCAATTTCTTCTCTATTATGAGAAGAGGTCTTTACATCTTTTAGAGCTTCAGTTCTAGCTTTGATAATAGCATTTTTAAGATTTCCTTTAGCTTTAGAAAGATAGAATGATTGAATCTTACTTAGTGAGTCCTTAGAAAACTTGTTTTCAAAAGCTGACCGCCACAAGCGATCAAGATTCTTAACTGTCAATGAATCTTCAGCAATAGAAGATGAAAGAATCTTCATTGCATCAGCAACTGCGTTCTTCTTAACATAAGAAGACATAACTCCCTTAGGGTCGATATAATCAGATATAGTTGCTTTCAATGTATTATCTACTCGTGTTTGAAGTTCATCACGAGAACTTTCAAATCGCTCACGAACAAATGAAAGACGTTCTTGTTCTACTTCGCTACGCTCAGTATTCTCTTCCTTCTTTTCTACACGCAGCGTAGGAGCAGTAAACTTAGAACTTCCAAAAATAAATTGATTGACTAGGAGAGCGGCTTGTTTTAAATCATCATTATCAGTATTATTTGCTTCTTGTACCATTTCCATAATGAGACGCTTATTTAAATTACCAACTACATGAAAATAAGCTTCTTTATCAACTTCAGCTAATGACGGTAGATAATTGTCTACGATTGTATCAAATGCTTTCTTATCTGTATCTTTTACTTCTCGGAGTATTTCTTTAGTATCTCCAGCTAGAAGTTGATTCTCGAACTGAGAAAAACTCTCTGACCTCTCAGCAATTTCTTTAGCGTCATCAAATGAACCAAACAATTCATTATACTGTTTATCGCGGTAGAGAATTTTCTCAAGGAATGGAAATGTTTTAAATAAATCTGGATACTTAGCTAAAATTTCCTTTTTTCTAGGCGGAGCTTCGATGTCAAGATTATCATCATCTTTATTGAGATTTAATTTTTCAATCTCATCATCTGGTTCAATAAGTTCTAGCTCGTCGTCTCCCTCAGGTAGTTTTTCAATCTCTTCTTCAAGCTTAGCCTGTTTCTCTTTAGGCTTAACAGTAGGCTCTTCAGTATCAATAGTCTTAAATAGATCATTAATATCATCAGCCGTTTTCGGCGTTGCTATTTTTCCTTCAGGTGCTAACACATCTGGAGGATAATATAAAAAATTAAGAGATTGGTGATTTAGCATTTCCTTCTCTACTCACTTTTCCAGCTTGTGCTGGTTTTTCAGATTGAACCTTATTAGAAGGCTCACCTAAAGTTGGTTTACTAGTATGTTTATTTCCAGTAGCTAATGTTAATTGATCCTGATGTAATTGCTGTTGTTGTAATTGCTGATTAACAATCATCATATGAGCTTTCATATGTAATAAAACATTCTTATATCCATTAGGATTCTCTTGCTTAGCAAGTCTACCAGCACTACTAATGAGCCAAGACTTACAAATAGAAGCTTCAATAGCATGATTATCTACATCAACATCAATTGGAACAGATGGTTGTTCTTGGAATTGAGGTTGATTAATATCTACTTGTTGTCCCTGCTTCGCAGAAGAAAGAGCTTCTTGAAGCATTTGAGGATCAGGAGGAATTGGAGCAGAATTAATAAGCTCAACAATTTCTTCATACTGTTTCTGCCGGTCGTCACCTCCTGGCAACTTGAATTCTGGAATCTTAACAACCTTAGCAATATATGGGATATTATCTGGGTCCATTAATGCGGATGTAATCTCTTGATTATTTAATTGGAATAGCTGCATTATCATTTCAGCTTGTTGTTCATCAGTTACAGGAAGTTTCTCATCTGGTTCTAATTCAATTGAACCTATTCTGCCATCTATTTCTGCTTTCTTAATGAAAACATTAATAAAATTACCTTGTTGGTCTTTCTCAACTATTCTTTCATCCTCTACAATATTCTTCATATACATTGGAATAACTTTACCAAATATCTCTTTCCACCATATAGTCATCATTCTCCAAGGAGTTTGGAGACGTTGTAATGCCATACCCTTAGACATTGCATACTCAGACGCTGTTCTAGAACTACCAGCATTTTGATTACCACCAAATATAGATGGTAAAGCACCTGAAACAAATTGTCCTAACTCTTGTATAATTCTATAAAATCCCATTACTTCTGGAGCTAGTGCAGCTTGTTTAGATGTATAAAAAGATTCTGCTATAGATTTAGAACCTGATACTGGTTTAGTTGGTGTTAATGTCCCAGGCATCGCTTCTATTTGACGCTGAGCATTAAAGTTGACAACGGCTGGATCAGCCCAAGTTTGAGCTATTCCATGTTCAATTGTTTGTAGAGTTAATGAGATAAGATCATTTACGATATCTTGAATATTAGTTAGTAGTTCTCCAAGAGGATCATGATTTAAGAAATCTGACATTGGATTTTCAGTTAATGTCCAATGATCGTCTAAAGATTGGTTTTCATAATCAGCTGGAATATCATTAACCATCACAAACTTAACACCATCAGGAAATCTCTTCTTTAATTTCTTATAATCATCTTCTGGCAAGATATTAAACGATGCCGGTCGCAGCCAGCAATTCTTTACTGTTACATTTTCTTCTGGGAACTCTCCTCGATATTGAGTGTTAAGACGACCATATTGTTCATATGGATCATTAACTCCAATATTAGACCATCCACCATGTGGAATCTTTTCGCGAAGAGATGGATAACATTCTAAGGCATTAGTATAATGAGTTTCGTAACTAAAAATTAAGTATGGAGTATCTTCTTGTTTTTTAGCAGTATTAGAAACTTTAACATATAAACCACCGTAAACCTCTAAGCAAATACGTGATTTAGGTTCTTTCGTAGTTCCAACAAGACGTGGAACAATAAGCTTTGTTTTCTGTAAATCTTTGTCTAGTTGAGCACCACACTCTAAACAGATAGGACCTTTGGATAATGCATTTTTAATATCTACATCTTCATCATCAGGTGAGAATTCATAAAATTCTTCATTGGAGAATTCTTCATCTGGTATACGATTACCACACTGAGGACAAACATAAGCTTGAACTTCCTCATCTTTAAATTTAGGTTTATCGTACGTTCCATAAGACTTATCTTCTTTAGGATATGAATAGCATGCAATCATACCTTCTGTACAATAGATATAAAGAGCATGAAGCCATAGAAATGTTGCATTATTATGTTTATAAATTAGCTCAGAAATCTTATCTCCGGCTTTAGCAGTTGATAAATCTAATGGATTATCAGCATCATCTGGAACACAATTAATAGCTGGAATCTGAATACTGAGAGCGGCAATAATAGTTTCTAAGAAAGCTTTAAATACATTAACTGGCTTATCATAATAATCTTGATCTGTATCAGTAGCATTAATATCTCGATTATATATACGATAATCATGTGCAGTCTCAGACCAATAAATTTGAGAGAAATTATTCCAGTAAAGCTTTAATCTTCTCCAATGACGAATCTGTCTCTCTCTAGTTGCTCTATCTTCTTTATCGAAGTGGTCAGCAACTGTCTTTAAAAGAGAACAGATTTCATCATCTAATTGTTTATTATTCATTTATTTCTCTTCTTCATAAACATTGAACGCTTCTTAGAACTAGTCTTATGAACAAACTCCTCTGCTACCTTTGCAGATGGACCAACTCCTTGACCTTTATTACTTTTTCCCCCGTGAGCAATCATTGCCATAAAACGATATTGTCGGCCGCTAACGGCTGGCATATTTATCCAAATTGTTTTCTTGAGAACATACTTTTCTTCTTATTCATATTATGAGTCACAGGAGATTTCATCATCTTATCAAATTCTTCTGTACTGGGACTAATACTAGAAGATTTCATATCTCCCATAGATTTAGAGCTAGAACTAAACTTCTTACCAATTTGTAAGTCTTTACCATGCGTGCCTTTGCGACCCTTAAACATTTTCTTTTCCATCATATGTTGTTTACTATGTCTAAATAAACCATTCTTTAATAATCCACTACCTTCATGTCTTGTAAGACCTTCTGATACAGCTAAGCTAGAACTTTTATATGCTGCCATATGTTAACTCATTACGACTGTTGTAGAACCACCGAATCCGGCAACTATTGTGTATGTGAATGATGTAATCGTTAATAAAGTAAAATAGAATGATCCGGTAACATCAACGATATTAATTGTTCCATCGCTAAAATCAAAATGCATCTGAGTAACGAAATTAAATTGTTTAGCAACACTATTACCATTAATATCTTTTACAGTAATTTTAACAGTTGCATTAATTAATGGAGTATTTGCCATTACGTTGAGCAGGTGATTGAAGTAACACCACTAGTAATAGTTAATGTTAAAGTAGCTAATGCAGAATAATCGTAATATTGAATACCACCACTGCCAGACCGTGTAAGTTTAATTACATTATGTACGAAATCGATTTCAAAATCAACAATATCAGTCTGCTTTAATGCTATAACAGATTGTCCAGGACCAGTAGTTTCTGTGATTGTCACCGTTGCCGGTGCTGAGTTCGCCATTCTTTAAACTTCTTTCTCTATTCCGAGTTCTTCTTCTAATTGATTAGTAGATGATTCATTATCATTATTAACAAAATCAGGTTTACCTAAACTTGTAGAATTCCTAAGAATTTTAGCTTCTTCTCTATCCTTAGCTTCTAATGCTGCACGTCGACGACTAAATAATGCTGAACTTTGTTGAATTGAATTTAATTCTATAGGAGCAGCTTCTATAGCTTTCGGCTGCAAGATGTTTAAGAGGGTATTAGTTAACTGTTGCTTCTCAGATCGCTCAAAAGATAATTGCTCTTTAAGAGTTTCACAACTCTTACAAGACTCATAAGGTTTACCAAGGAGAAAACAAATGAATCTAATCATTTGCCTATTGGACGCTTATCTAAATTTTTCTCCTTTAAAAATTCTTGAACATCTTCAATATGTAAACAATCAACTAAACAAGCACTAACTACTCCATGTATAGGAGCTAGTGCTCCATTACAATAATCATTACCAGGAATATTATCATAGATAACACCAAGATTCATAACTTTACCATTAGTATCTAATTGAATTACTTTATCACCATTCTTTGCTTCTCTCCCATTTCGATAGTGCATTAGTGAACTCTCCTTGAGAATCTTGATCGCCTAGAAATAGGAATACAATCATTTATAGTTGCTATATTATCTTGTTCTATTTTTTCCATTTGTCTATAAAAAGATGTCATATCTCCAGTCGCATTTCTTGACTGGATAATCTGATCAATCTTTTCAGCACGAGAAAGAGAACCAATCTCTCCGAGAAGAAATTTCTTAGCCGCTTTACAGAAATATCTAAGACAATCAATAGGATCATCGCCTTCAAATTCTGCAATATCCTCTATCTTCTTATCATCATAAATGCACATTGGAATTGTATCAATTAATATTTTACATTCTTCAAATATTTGTAATACCGGTAAGTTATCTTCATCAGGTTCGTCATAGAATTGTTTCTTATAATTCTCTAATGCATTAGGACCATAATTACGATAAATCTCTTGGGCTACTTGCATATCATAAACTTCATTTTTAGAACGTAAGGAAATCTTCTTTTCCCATCTTAACATATCATGTACTAATTGTAATCCGGCTACGCGCGAACCAGGAGTATTTTCTGAGCTACTAGGAACCAAATCAGAATACTTTTGAAATTCATCACATATAAGTTCACCGCCTCTACTTTGCCATGCGCTACCACATAGAATAGTGTGAATCGGCTGTTCATTGTTCTCGTCATTTATTTGACGTATTTCAGAAGCCCAATAAGGAATGTCACGGCCATACCAAGCTCGTTCTCTATAAATATATACTTTCTTATTGGGAGCAACGGCACCCCACATAGCATAGCACATAGCTCTTTTACCCCAATCAATAGATAATATACGAGGCCACCACTCGGGTATTTGAAATCGTTTAATAACATGTAATGCATTTTCAGGTTCACCACTAAAATGCATTGGTCTAAAAGTCGTAAAGACTGAACCTTTATAAGCGTGCCAATCTCCGTATCTTTTTGCTTTATATTCTGCTTCTGATACAACTTTAAGAATTTCAAGTTTCTTAACATATAATGGATCATATTCCATTCCATAAGGATTATCTTCTGCTTTAGCAGGAATAAATATACGCGATAATCCAGTAGATGTATCTCTTATAATTTTATGTCCATTCTCACAAAGCTTAACAAATCTATCATAAACCCAAGTTTGTCCTATTCCTCCAGGATTAGTTCCATTACGAACTATTGCAATATTAAAACTACTACTAGGTCTAACACGAGAGCCTACCATATAATGATATGGATAAGAAGCAAAATGTGTTACTTCATCAAATGAACAATAATTGTATTGAGAAGAATCATACATAGAAATATCTGAACTATGTTGTACGTGACCAAAGTCTTGGTAGGAGTTGAACTCTGGCCATTCCCAACTATGTTTTTGTTCATTATATTTAGCTCCTGTTTTAGGATAATATTCTTTAGACAATCTAATAATTTCTCTCTCCAAATCAGGGAATTTATTACGGAGTATGATACCTTTATAACCTCTAAATTTATAGAATCCCCTGAATAATGGGAGGAGAGTGAGAATCCAACTCTTTCCACCGTAAGCTGCTCCGCCATAGAGAGCCTCAAAGATTTGATCGGGAAGAGTTAATAACTGTTCTTGTACTTCATGAGGTTTAATATTTTTATCTCTAAGATAATCTTCATATAATCCATTTCCAGGGTCTGAAGATATTATATTATTTGCTATTGAAATAGACATTTATTATTGAATCACTCTTACTCTATAAACACTTGCACTTCCTGTTACTGCTACATCTGCACAAACATATACAGTGACTGTATTAGCTGATGTAACTCTAGATTTCCAAAAAATACCATCACCAGGATATGTAGTTGCTTCTGCTACTGCTACCATTGAAGTAGTAGCACCTGTAACTGTTGCCGTTCCTGTATTACATCCTAATACTGCTAGAGTTCCACTAATGGAACCTGTGGTTCCAGTAAATGGTAATTGATTTGTTAATGCTACAGTTCCAGTTAAATCTGGAATAGTTACTACTGCACCATCTTCATAATTAAATAGCCATCGAACAGAAGGTACATTAAATGAAAATAAAACACCACCAGTTCCTACGCCACTAACAGGATTAAAAAAGAATGTACCAGCATTATCTACACCCCAAGACGTAGATTTGGCAACGCCACCTGTATCATTAGTAATTAATGTATTAACAGTACTTTCATTAGGTACTCTTACCCATTGAACAATAGGATAACCTATACCCGTCGTAATTGGAGTACTTCCTAGAATAGTTTCATTAGTCCAGGTAGGAGTATCACTCAAAGTTACATTTGTTCTAACATTTCCAGAATCATCAGCAGCTATAATATTTCCGTTAGAGGAGATGAAATTAATTATATCTCTAGCTGTTAGAGATGTTCCATTATTCTGGACAATTAAAGTGCTACCAGTACAATTAC